CCTGCCAAGTGCAGGGTATTTTTTTGCCCACGACCTAACAATGTTAGGTCTTTCCCTTTTGCCGTTAGGTTTGCGTTAGGTTTCTTTGTCATTTGGCTCTCGCCAAAATGACAGTTCCGAGAGGGGTGGTAGCCCAAAGACAGCCTGCGTGAGCAGGGGTAGCCCAAGGGGAATATCCCCAAAAATAATTCGGAACGAGGGTCATTTTCTGCCCAAAAAACTTGATCTGTCCAACTAAATGTGTTATAATATAAGATATATGTGAGAGTAAAAGTTCGCCCTCATTTTATTTTTTGTTCAACCCCTAACATTGTTAGGTTTCCACAATCAGAGCCTGCTCTGTTTCGTGGGTTTATTTGGAGGTAGTCAGTATGCGTAAATCAGTTGGCAGATGGTATGTGGAGTATTTCAGCATTTTTGGTGGTGATGTTCTGCTTACGGAGTTCTTTCATTACGAAGCAGATGCCAAGGCATTTCAAGACCTAGTTGGTGGATATATTGACTATGACCACTATCGTGCAATCGCTGAGATCGAGGGGGTGGCATGAAAGATATATGGGACATTTTGCTTGGTATTGCTCTAGTAGTCTTTATGGTTAATTTGATATGGGGAGTGATCTAACAATGTTATATGGATTTGATTGTGAATGTGGCGAGGAGATACCGATTGGCAGACTTGACCTAGGGTATACGACATGCCTAGGATGTGGCGATAAAGTCGCAAAGCGTGTAAAGCATATTGTGCAGATTCCCTATTCCAAGGGTGCTTACCAGTATATTCACAACCCCAAAGAATTGTGCTTTACCAACCCAAAGAGGACAACATGACAGAAAACGAAAAGCATTATGCACTTATAGATATTGCAATAACCAAGGCATATACCTATGCGGAACAATACAACCCATACACAGGTAGAGCCGAGGACAAGGAAGGCTATATGTATTTGAAACAGGGATTCACAGATGGATTTCTAGCAGGTGTTGCACATAGATTAACAGGGGGAAATGATGACTGAGATGCTAGATGCACAAGATGCGTTCTATAAATTTGATGACGAAAACGGCAACATCTTTGACGACGAAGATCGCTTGATATTCTGCGACGGATACAGGCAAGGTGCTGAGGCTATGCGTAAGAAAGCCCTAACAATGTTAGAGGAGATGAAAGATGCCTAAGTGGAATGTGTTGATGACAACCTCAGGCTATGTAGAAGTGGAAGCGGATACCCCTGCAAAAGCTGAGATGGAAGCGTTCCATATGTATCAGCGTTGTGAAGTCAGACCTGAGTATCCGATATTTATTTGTGAGAAAGACGACTTAATTGAGGAGGATGAGTAATGGGATACCGAAGTCAATTAGCTGGATGTATCAGCGTAGATGTAGTGCAGAAAGTAGATGAACGAGGCTCTCATTACTATGACTACGACAAGGCTAAGTTCAAGGAGATGATTGGGTTCATTAAGTTGTCTAGGTTTTGGGAGTTGTGGCAGAACAGTCCTGACCTAGATGCAGTCGGGTGGCAGAACGGCAAATTCATCTTGTATGGCAACGATTGGAAGTGGTATCCCGACTATGAGGATGTGAAAGCGTGGAACGAGATGTGGGAAAACATGCAAGACATAGAGGGTATATCAGGCTACTTTGTGCGAGTGGGTGAGGAGAACGATGACATTGAGGAGATGCAGTTTGGGGATGACCCATGCTACGACCACTTCCATGCCTTTAGTGCATTGCAGTTTGATGGTGACGATTACTTAGGAAAGCGAGATACAGATGAAGCAGAGACGACGAAAGAAGATACCGCTACAACGCAACCCGATTGTGCGGGCGCTAATCATGCAACCGAAACGCAATAGCGGGAAGCACAAGCCTAACAATGTTAGGGATAAGAGAGTATGTATAGAAGAGTAATACGCAGCGCAACTAAACGAGGAGAGTAATCATATGTACGGACATCATAGAAATTCAGGGATTCATACCCTAACTAATTACAACGAGGCATTCCACAAGTGGGAAACAACCAAGCCCATTCGTGGTAGGGGTGTAGATGTAAGACCACTAGGGCATCGCAGAAGTGCTGACCAATACAAGATTGAGTTGCTACCCGAGGGGGGTGTGGCTTGTGTTCTGTATAAGACGCCAGTCGTAACCTTCTTTGGAAACGGTGACATACGCATTCTGAACGATAACTGGAATAGTGTATCGACTTGCAATTTCATAGACGAGGTTCTTTATAGTGTGAGCAGTCGGATATACAACAACGATCTGTATGTGCGCACCCACCAAGGCGAGTTTGCGTTGGGCGCAGAAGGTATATGGCTACGCATGAATGGGCAAGGTAATCTTGAAGTTAGGACTGACAAGTTACCCCCTAGGTATGTGCATGCGATTGACCGCAAGAAGGCTAACAATGTTAGGGCGCAGTACAAGCCCTTCCTTGATTATGTTAGTAGGATGTGCAGACTCAAAGGTAATGACCCCTACCCTGTATCGGAGATGGCTCGAGTGTTTACACCTTTGGGGAGTATGGGTATCGAGTTAAACAATCGTGGCTACGATAAGTGGACTGATGTAATCAAGAATCTATTTACCCTGATGAAGTCAGAGGGTGAGGAGCAACATGAGTCCTACTACAAGGCTTTACTGCTACTAGCGAAGTCGTATGGCAATCATAAATACCATGAACCCGAGGGCTATGTGGTGACGGAGAAGAAGATCAAGGTAGCCCTTGACGATTTGATTGTGGGATTCCACCGAGATGAAGTGCTTGTGCAGAAGGAAGTGCCTATGGGTGTGGCAAAGCGAGATAGCAATGGCAAATACTTTAGAGACGGATGGCGCAGATTGCATGAGGCATAACAATGTTAGGCGATTCCGAATTATTTTATTTTCTAGGCAGAATACTTGATCTGTCTAACATTATGTGTTATAATATAGTATATATTAAATAATAAGTGTTAAAGTTTTCAACCCCCCTAACAATGTTAGGGCTAACGCAGTAGATGTAATCATAACAACAGGAGAAACAAAGCATGGCTGAAATCAATTTCGGTAAAACAGTAACACTAGCACAAGCATCAAACATCATTCTTTCCACACCAATGAATCGCTACTTTTTGCGTGGTGAGCCAGGAATTGGTAAATCGTCTCTACTTAAGTCGCTATCAGCAAAGCTCCCCGACCATGAAGTGTCCTATATAGATGTGCCTAACATGGACTTGGGCGATATCGCTATGCCCGTTATTGATCGGGAGACCAAGACTACTGCCTACTACCCTAACAGTAGATTCAAATTGCATCTGGGTAAACCCGTCATAACAATGTTAGATGAGTACACGAAGGGCGCAGACCCAATTAAGAACATGTTGCACCCTATGCTCGAGGTGGCTAACCCAAGGCTAGGTGATATCTCATTGCATCCCGAGTCTATTACTTTTCTGACAGGCAACCTTAGTTCAGACGGAGTAGGCGACTCGCTAAAGGCTCATAGCATGAATCGTATTATTCCGCTACATGTAAGAAAGCCTGATGCTGAGGAGTGGATGGCATGGGCAATCGAGAATGATATTGCGCCTGAGATTATTGCGTGGGTAAGACAATTCCCTCATGCAATGGCTAGCTACCTAGATGATGGTCAAGCAGACAACCCCTATATCTTCAACCCAAAGAAGATGCAGATGGCATTCGTATCGCCTCGTTCCCTCGAGAGAGTATCTAACATTGTTAGGGTGCGGTCACAACTAGATGCAGATAGCTTGATATGTGCAATGAGTGGTGCGGTGGGTGAAGCGGCTTCTAGGGATATGCAAGCATACATAGAGTTCTCAGACCAGCTTCCTACATGGGAGTCGGTGATTGCTAATCCTAAGACTGCCTTAGTTCCCGAGAGTGCAGGCGCATGTGCAATCGTTGTGTTCGGTGCTATCAGCAAGATGGATAAGCAGAGCATGCCTAAGTTCATGGAATACATCGAGCGATTCCAAGCCGAGTGGCAAGCATGCTTTGCTATCAACATTGCTAAGTCACCAAGCAAACAGGCTATTGCATTCTCTAGTAGCAAGTTCGCTGATTGGGTTCAGAAGAACGAGGACTTACTGTAATGGTAAGGGGCAGACCGAAGAAGCCACCACTCGCAGAGGTAGATCGCATTAGCAAAGAACGAGTAAGGCAGATACAAGAGCGGGCGCTAGGTAAGTTGCGTAAGAAGATGTATGCGCTCGGATATAAAGCAGAAGATTTTTTTGATACAACGAAACAAAGGGGCTAACAATGTTAGGTGATACTCAAGTAGTAAAAGACAAAGAAGAACGCAGATTGAGCAAGGTTAAGATTTCAATCATGCGTAATCCTAGATTCGCATTATGGTCAGGCTTGATGACTGTCGGTAGAACAAGCGTAGATGACAACATCCCAACCGCATGCACTAATGGTAGAGATGAACGCTATGGTCGTGAGTTTGTTAAGACTCTAGATGACAAAGAGTTGGCATTCGTAGTGTTGCACGAAACATTGCACAAGGCTTATCGTCATCTCTTTACATGGCGCAGACTTAATGATGAGAACCCTCATCTTGCAAACCTAGCGTGTGACTATGTAATCAACCTTCAACTAAAGGATATGGACAAGGATGAATTACTAATCGCCATGCCTCAGCGTAATGGTAAGGCGATAGGTGCAGTCGATGAACGATTCCGTGGCATGAACGCTAAGCAAGTATTCGACATACTTAAGGATGAGGAGGAAGAAGGTGGTGGTGGTGGTGGTGGTGGTGAAGGCTTTGATGACCATGATTGGGAAGGTGCGAAAGCATTGAGCGAAGAAGGCAAGAAAGAGCTAGAGCGTGATATAGATCAGGCTATTAGGCAAGGTGTAATTGCTCAGCAGAAACTTGCAGGGGCAGGAGGCGGTGGGCTATCCCGAGAGTTGCAAGAGTTGCTTGAACCCAAGGTGGATTGGAGAGAGTTGCTCAAGGAGTTTGTTCGCTCTACATGTAATGCGAAAGACACAAGTTCGTGGCGCAGGGTTAATCGTCGCTATCTAGGTCAAGATATCTATATGCCTACTCTAATAGGTGAGCGTGTAGGGCATCTTGTAATTGGCATTGATACGAGTGGCTCAGTAGGTGGTAAGGAATTGGCGGAGTTCTTATCCGAGGTGCAAGGCATTGCTAAAGATGTTCACCCTGATAAGGTAGACCTTATCTATTGGGATGGGCATGTTGCAGGGCATGAGGAGTATGGCTCTTCCCAAGTGGATAACATTGTTAGCTCTACCAAACCTGCGGGTGGTGGGGGTACTGACCCTACTTGCGTAATGCGTTACTTGAAAGAGAAGGTGATTAAGCCCGAGGCAATCATCATGTTGACGGACGGCTACATAGGAGACTGGGGCGATGAATGGGAAGCACCTATTTTGTGGACTATTGTCGGAGGTAATAAATCATATGCCCCCGTCGGTAAAACAATTCATGTTAAGGACTAATCATATGAGCAAAGTAATTGTAAATATTGGTTGGGGTAGTGACTTTGTAATGGACGCTGACAAAGCCCTAACATTGTTAGACCTACTCAAAGATGCAGAGAAGTACCAAGACAAGTATCAAAAGGGTGGGAATACATTTCACATATTCCCCCAAGAAAAAGAGATAGCTACTCTTAGAGTATTAAGTACCAGTATGTATAACTTAGCGAAGTTGGCTGGCAAACCCGAGGAGAATTGATATGAGTATATCCAGTAGCGCAGTATTAGTAGAACTAAACATTAGTGTTTGGACTGCTAACAAGTTGGACAAGGGTGCAACCGATAGTGTGCTTGTAAGTAATAGTGCAAGTAGCGGTTCAGCACAAGTACGTAAGAATCTAATGGCAGGAACGGACAAGCGTAAGAAGATAGCTGACTACGCTGCTAGGGCTAGGCTCTACCACAATCAGACTACGCTGTCGTGGTCAGACAAAGGTGCTAGGTTACTACCCACAAGCCTGTTCATGGACTACAAGTCAAACATGAATGTGTATCAGAGCAACATGAAAACCATGATCGAGGATTTCTATGCAAACTATGCAGACCTGATCGACTTATCGAAACATCACATGGGTGCGTTGTTCAATCCCTATGACTATCCTGATATGGATACGCTTAGGTCTAAGTTTGGATTTCGATTGGTATTCTCTCCGTTGCCTGAGGGTGGTGACTTCCGTCTCGACATTCCCAAAGCGGACATGGATGAATTGGGTGAGCAGTATGAGTCAGCGTTTAATGACAGGCTCAAGGATGCCATGCGTGAACCATGGGAGAAGTTGCATAAGAACCTTGTGCATATCTCAGAAAAGCTAACCGACATAGAGGGCGATGACGATAGCAAAAAGCGGTATCACGATACCCTGATTACCAATGCGCAAGAGTTGTGCGGACTGCTTACGCACTTAAACATAACGAAAGACCCAATGCTTGAGAATGCCCGTCGTTCCCTCGAGCTAACAATGTTAGGTGTTGATATCGAGGACATTAAAGAACATGCGGAAGTTCGGCAGTCTGTTAAGTCTAAGGTCGATGACATTCTTAAGAAGTTCGATTGGTAAGGAGGACTTATGTTTAGTTTGCTAATCACAATACTTGCCCTTACGGGGGCAGTTACTTGGATTTTTATTTTATATGTTTTAGTTAATATTTATTTAACAGAAGGAAAGTAATCAGATGACATACGAGAATATCAAATTAAAAAAGCATGACAAGTTTGGAGAGGGTGAGAAGGAATCAATTATTGACCCGTTCCTCAAAAGCTTTATAGAGAAGCTAGCACTCAAGTATCCACAATGGACATTCGAGGAAGAGCATTGCAATAACAAACACGACACTAAGACTTACGAAGCGTATAAGTTTAATGTTGTGGATAAGAGAGAAGTGCTAGGCACAATCGACAAAGAGTATATCAATGGCGGTGGGTGGCGGTATTGCGTTGATAACCATCGTATCAATGGTGTGCGAGAGCGTGGTCGTGGTATGAAAACAATCCACGAAGATAAAGCTATCAAGCATGTGGGTAAGTTTTTTGGTAAGAAAAATGTAAACGAAAAGTTTATTGAGGCTACTAAAGTAATCAGTAGTTCGTTAGAGCAAATACACAATCAGAAAAGATGGGACTTGTCTCACAAGTGGGAAGGGCTTAAAGATAATGCACAAAGGTTTATTGTTGAAAACTATGCGCAGTTTGCTAGCACAATAGCAGGGGATAAAAAACCAAGTGATAACTTAGAGAAGTTGCCGTCTTGCTATGCGGAGTTTAGTTCAGTTGATGCAATGCAAAATGCGTTGCAGAAAGGAGACGCTTACATTGTATTCATAGATGGAGTAAACTATTCTATACAAAAGGGCAAAGACCCTTTAGAAATAAAAACAAGTGAAGAGTTGCCCGACTTTATGCGAAGGGCAGTAGGGCTACTTAAACTAGTTGAAGATAACCAAGTAATAGATGGTGTCGGTGCTCGTGCAAACGAAACGACTTTCTTGGTAATGCCTAACAATGTTAGCTAAGGAGTAGATATGAGATTATTTAAACGCAAACTTGACATAGTTAAAGATGTACCTAAAGAAAAGAAACAAGCTATGGCTACAGACACTAACTCTAAGTTCGTATACACAGGCGGTGCTGACGTAATGAAAACCTTTAAGCGGTATGGGTTTGTTCCACCTACTGAGTATCGTGATGATTACTTATTTAGGATTAACAGAGAAGCAACAAAGGCGGAATGATGAACGAAGTAACCCTAAAAAAAGGTAGAGGTAAGGGGGTAAAGCCTGCAATGGTTTACTTCCCCCTCAGATTACCAACAGAAGTAATGCAGTTTTTTAACGCTTACCCTAACAAGAACGCAAAGATTAGGGAAGTGCTAGCTAGTTATGTTCAACAACAAGGAGAAGCAAATGAAAGCATCAACCAAAAGCAAAAAGATTAACGCATACATGGAGAGCAACCCCGATGCAAAGGCTAGCGTAGTTGCCAAGAAGTTTGGTGTTACTGTGGCTAACATATATCAGCGTAAGTCTAAGATGAAATCGGCAGCGCCTAAAGATGATTGGAAAACCACATGGGTGGGGACAAGTAAGAAGAGCGTATCCCAGAAACCTTCAACGCTTGCACCTAACGCAGTAGCATCAATGCACCTGTATGCAGATGATGTGGTGAATAGCCCGAGCCACTATAAGGTGGGTGGTATTGAGACTATCGACTTTATCGAAGCTAAGCAGTTGGATTATCATTTAGGTAATGTAGTCAAATACATTAGTCGTGCTGACCACAAAGACGATAAGCTAGAGAACCTAAAGAAAGCACAATGGTATCTCAATCGTGTGGTTGCAAACCTAAGCAAGACCTAACAATGTTAGGGGCATTTGATTACGATAGAACCTATTAGCCTTGTAGATGCAAACGATTTTATTATCAGCTAGTTGCCCCGTGATTTCTTACGCTAGCTGAACCCAAAATCCGAGGGGGGCGGATAATCTACATATCCCCCCAACCCCTCCCAAATATATTTTAAATTCCCCTTGACAAAGTCCAACATCATGTTAGTATGGTGGCATGGCATCTACTCCCGAAAAGAAAGTTAAAGATAAAGTCGTTAAGCTAATCAAGGCTTACGGCATTTATTATTTTTTCCCTGCGACACATGGATACGGCAGAAGCGGTGTGCCTGATATCATATGCTGTGCTAAGGGTAAGTTCATTGCCATAGAATGCAAAGCAGGGACTAATAAGCCTACTGCACTACAAGAAAAAGAAATGGCAGACATCCGTAATGCGGGTGGAATTGCCTATGTAGTAAACGAGGAAAGCCTAACATTGTTAGGTGCAACCTTAAGGAGCTTACTTGACGAGGAGGATATTGATGGCAGATGTTGAAATGAATAAAGGTGTTCAGATATTACTTGAACGCATGAGCAGTAACCCTGATGAGTTTGTCCCTACCCTGCGAGATGGGTATCCTGCAAAATGGCGAGACATTCTTTACGCTATTGACATGCGAACTAATGGGGGTAAGGACTGCAAAGATCAGTTGCCGTTCCTAAACGACAAAGAAATCAAAGCCCTATGGGACAAGATGCAGAGTCTACAAGGCGAGCTATTTACTAAACGAGTTATGAATACTTTGCTAAGAGAGTCCCATGAATTTCGGCTCTCAGATGTACCTACTACCCTACCCTCTTCTCTTACTGCTACTGAGTTGATGGCAACACTTAACAATCTTTCTCCTAGACAACAAGAAGAACTATCATCGCTTTCTCGGCAAGTTGCAGGCGGTAGCCCAAGGACTAAACTTTGAAAATCTTTTGTTTGGACTTTGAGACTTACTACTCTCA